TTTCTGTTTATCATAATTAATATTCCTTCTTTCTTTTATTATTTTTTTATTAAACTAATCTAAATCCTAATAATTTGTGTCCATTGTCATAAATCCAACCAAGGCTATAAAAAGCAGAACCAGTAGTTCCTTTTGCTAATTCTCCATTTACAACAGTTAATAAAGAACCTTCAACCACATCAGCATCAACTAATGCAGAAGCAAATAATTCTGTTGCATATCTTTCTCCTTTTTGAATTGTTTCAACTCCAGCGTATGCACCTGTTAAAACAAGATCTTGAGAAGTAGAATAATCTGAAACTGGCATACCCATTGCTACATCTACATCAACAACTACATCTCTTGTTAAAATTCCTACAACATTTGCGTCTGCAACTGCTTTTATCAATGTTGTGATTTTATTAGTGGCATCATAACTCTCGTTTACGAATGTCCCCCTTTTCATATCAACCTTTACTGTGTTTTGAGCATTAAATACTTTTCCTGAGTTTACTTGTAATCTTCTATACATATTAATATTCCTTCTTTCTTTTATTATTTTAATTTATTATTTAATTAATTTAAATTAATTATCTTTTAATATTTCTTCTAGCATAATTTAATAATGCAGAACTTGAATTTTCATACTTATAGTTTGTATTTGCGTTTAAATCAGTAGAAACTTCTACTTCTTTTTCACTTGTTTCAACTTCTGCTTTTTCTTCTTTAGTAGTTATTTCTACTTTTGAAGCTTGTTCAACAACTCTTTCAGCTATTAGACATTTAATTTGTTTTTCGTCTAAATTTGAAATTGCTTCTTTAATTGCTTCTGAATTCTCAATATCTTCTTCTGTAAAATATTTACTAGATAAAGCCATTTTCTTTAAGTTTTCTTTTTTTTCTGCAATTTCGGCTTCTAATTTCTTTGCATCAGCTTCAGCCTTTTCAATTCTAAGTGGTTCTAATTCAGCTATAGCCTTTTCTTTTTCTGCAATAGTTTCTTGTTGACTTGTAATTGTCTCACCAAGTTTCACAATTTCATCTATTTTTGTAGAAAGTTCCTCGTTCTTAGTTGATAATTCATCATTAACACCATTTAATTGTGCTTGAATTTCTTGAATTTGTTCATCAATTTGAACTGATGGAACAAAAGTCATTTTAACTGGTGTTTGGCTTGTAATAGATATACTTTCATCTGAATTAACAGTGTAAGCATATTCTATAAAGTCATCTTCGCTCTCTGCATTCCAATCATACCCTACTGCTCTAAATTCATACGGATATACTCTTGATATGCAAATCCATTTGTTTGTGTCTATTGAATTAATAGCAACTCTTAATTTATCATATAAATCATTTGTTGTTATAGATGACACTTCTGTTTTGTTTTTATTTTCTGCCATATCGACAATTCCTCCTTTTTCTTCTATGTTTTCGTTTAATTTATTTTCAACTGATTTTTCATCAGACTGAATGCTTGTTTCTATGTTTTCTTGGTTCTCTGATATTTGTTCAAAACTATTGATTTCACTTAAATCGTTTATAAATGCTTCTGCAAATTCGTCTTCTTGTTGTGTTTCTTCGGCAACTTCTAACATACCACTACAATCATATGCAGGACTTGTATATTTAGAAAGCAACGCATGTCCTATAAAAATACCATCGTTAATAACTTTAACTTGTTTTCCACCTATTGCATTTATATTACTATTTACAATTGATATTTCCCAAGATGTATTTAATGGTTCATCACTATCAAATCTATCTTGTATTATTTTGCAACAATTTTCAAACCTACGCCAAACTCTACAATTAGCTGTAATATATTCTACCTCATCAATAGTTTCAATTTGAACAGTATCAAATACTCCAAAGGCATCAGTTCCAAACTTTAATTTTTCTTGAAGTTGTCCATTAATTAACTCATAAACTTTTTTTGCTTGATGTGAAGTAAAATCCAACTCATCATCCTTATTTGGTTTTATTAATCCAACTAGTGGCTTCATTACTAAAGTATTTAACCAATTTTCTATAGTATCTCTATTTAACATTACATTATTTCTATTGGGATCAAAATTACATATAATGAATTTTACATTCATATATGAATCATCTTGAGATTCTGATATTTCTATTTTGTTATTACTATATAAAATTATTTTATCTTCGTCCAATCTATATCACCACCTTTCAAATCATACTTTTAATGCTTCTTTTCGTGATTGATCTGATTCTTGCTTATCTATATTTTCATTTTTTTTACTATTATTCTTATTGGTATTAGAATCTAGATTATTATGTGTTACCGTGTCTCCGTCTTTTCCCGATGTTGTGAAAGATGTTATATGAGGACTCATAATATCATCAGTAGTCATTTCTACGCCATCTATTGTTACTTTATTTTCTTTTACACGTTTATTAATTTCAATTTCAGGATTTAATCCTAGCATTGTCAAAATAGTATCGTAGCTTAATCCAATTTTTGAGTACATAGTTTCTACTAACCTTAATAATGTTTCTAAATCCAGCAACTTAGTAGATTCAATAGTTATAGTAGGTGAATATTCCAAAGGAAAACCATTTTCTTCACATACCAACTGATAGTATTTATTAAGGATTGGTTCTAAACTCTTAGTTATTCTATTAACCATTTTTAATAGTTCGTCATAGTTTATTTTAGTAGTTGTTATAGATTTAGAACCTTCTGAACTAATAAATGATATTCCTAATGCTTCTAATATTCTTAACTTATAACCTGATTTAGTTTTTTCATCAGTCAACTCAGTTTTAGGTTCAATCAATTTTAAATCTTGTACTTGTGGGTCAGCAGTATATATAATAGTATCTTTTGACATAGCTTCAAGTAAACTCACATGTGCATGACCTATCATATTAATGGCATTTGGCTTTTCCATTAATTCTTTTTCAGTTAATTGCAAATAAATCTTTTTAGTCTTTTGAATTAATACTTTTTGGTCACTTTTATCAACCGTTTCCAACATTAATTGAGGTTGTAGTGCTTTAAATATAGGTGTTAATCCATATAGCCCTTTTAAATTATTTATCCTATTTAATCCTATTTTTTGTGGATTTAATAAAGCATATTGGTCTTTCCCTTTATAAGCGTCATATATTTCAGTAGGATAACATTTTTTAACTTCGTCTTCTATTGTTTTTTCAATATCAATAAGTTTATTTGTTTTTAATCTTCCATATTTTGTTCTACTCTCTTGTAACCTTGATGATAATTCAGTAACATTAAAAGACACTACTGGGTCGTCATCAATTCTCATTGGTGTGATTTCAGTAATATCCATTGGATAATTTACTATAGAATAACCATTTTCACTATCACCCATTAAATAGAATATAAAATTACCTTCTGTATATGTAATAACTGCATTATCGGCTATTAACTTAGGTATATTAATTTGTTTATTAAACTTTTCTATTACTACTTTTAATTCGTCTTCCATTTTTTGTTCTTTTTTTAGTTTAGTACCTTTTTTACTGCTAGGAGATGGATAATCAATTTTGTAATTTATGTTTATATTATTTTCTATAGTTTCAACCACTCTACCAATTAAATCTTCTTTGTTTATGTAATATTTAACTATTCCGTTTATTTTCTTTATTTTATCTATACTAGTTTGAGTGTTCTGTGCTAATGAGGATAATTCGTCCATAGTTGTAACATAAGATGATGTATTTTTATCTAATACAGTACTATAAATATTACTTAATCTTTGTGCATCATATGTAGCTTGTTGTATGTAGTTTGGATCAAAATAATCTTTAGTAGTAGATGTTTCTATATCTGATAAGATGTAATTCCCACCGATATTAGACACTTGTTTTGTTTCGCCTTCTGATAGAACTGGTATAGTTAAATCTATCTTTTGTAGTTGAGGGATTGGGATTTCTGTAGATTGTTTTTTTGTCAATCGGATTCCTCCTTTCTTGCTTTAATTATATAGAATTGAAATTTACTGATGAAACAAATGTTGGTGCTGTTGACCAATCAACTTGTGGTGCTTGCTTATTAACTATTCCGTCACGTCTAAGGTTTTTTAAATGCCAAGCTAACATTACCATTGTGTAAGCTCTATCATCATGCATTTTACTCTTTTTATCAGGAGGCAGTTCATATTTATAATTTATATCATCACCTTGTCTTCTTATTGCAATTAATTCTTCTTTTGCGTTATCAATTTGCTTTAATGCCAATTCTTCGTCCCAAGATAGATTGTATTGTTTATAATCTATTGATTTTACCTTTTTCTTTTCATTCGTATCCTCATCAATTTCTTCAATCTCTTTTCCTTCCTGTGGTAGACTTAAGTACCCTTTCATATCATAATTATCTGTAAATTCAATTAGTCCTAAATTTAATAATTCTACAAAATCATCATACATTTCTGTTTTATATTTTTTAGGTGATACTAATTTTAATTTTCCTACTGCATTCGGATAAGAATTTACATGTTCAGCACAGGCTTCTTTATCAATTAATCCCCTATGTTTATTTCCTTGTTCATCTTCCCAGTCGTCCATAAAATAATCTGCGATTATCGGACCACCACCTCCTGAACCAGCATCAACTAGTAAACAATCTATATTCTCATAATCAGCCTTGCCTTTTCCGTTATAATTTATTAGCATTTGTTTTATCTCTTTAATTTGTTCTGGCGTTCTCATTGGAGTTTTTTTCTTTTTCCCTAAATCCACAAGACTTACACAGTTTTGAATTATTAATTTCCATCCAACTTGTTCATCATATATATATTCTCCTACTGATGTCGCTGAATTATCATAATCATGTGCTGGATCATATGAAATTGCAATGTGTCTTTTTATATTTCCTTCATTAATTAATAATGGTTTTCTAACTGATGAATTTTTCATAATTACTGCACGTTTTATAGGTTGTTTATTTCCACCATCAGCATCAAAACGATTAAAATATTCTCGATTTGCTTTCTCTGAGTTTGACCTTATTTCATCATCAACTTTAGATTGTGATAACAATGGTATATTTAATTTTTTACCTTTTAATGTAGCTCCTATTATAACCTCACAATTTAAGTCAGCTACAAAATGGTCTTTACTTCCTGCAAACATTAACTTTGCCCACTCTTTATATAATGTATAAAATGCAGAATCCGTACTACTAGCAGATGAACAAAACAATAATTGATTAGGAATATTCATCGGTATAGTTTCGGTGTTTATACCACCACCTAACTTAAACGACGAATCCTGTGTACAAAATGATTTTGTAACTGAAATATAGTTTTCACTTATGAAACCACTTTCATCATACAAATTTAAATTTGATCTTTTCCCTCTAATATTATCTTCTTCCCCAGAAACAGTAGTAACTTGACTGTTGTTAAATAGCTTACATCTAAATCCTTGAGGAGAGTGAACAAATCCATCATGGTTAGCACTTGCAGAAACTTCTCCTAAAAATATATCTGTTAATCCACAAAAAGATTCTATTTGTTTTTTTGCTATTGACTCCATTTTAAGTTGTCAAAGAAAGGTATCTTGGCTTTGACTTGCGGTTAATGAAAGTATAAAGCTTTGAAAGTTTGGAAATAACATCATTTTTGTCATTATAAATGGAGAACTTAAAGTTGATTTACTCAGCCTCCATTACGAGACATCAACCATAATGCAAATTGTTTGCTCCATGATTCTTGAAATGTATATTTTTGATAATCCATAAGTTCAAGTCCCAACACTAATTCTGCGAACTTTACAGGATTTCTTCTTCCCCATACAAGTATTTCATTGTATTTTAAATAACCTTCTAACTTTTTTTGAGTCAAATTACCTTTATTTATAATTGTGATACCCATAATGAATTTAATTCACCTCCTTCTTATATCAATAAAGTTTGCTTAAACGCAACAAAAGACATGTTACCATGCCTTCAGTTATTGAAACATATTTTTTTATTTAAATGCCTATTCACTATTATTATTATTATTATCATTTAATAACAATCTTAATTTATCTCTACTAATACCCACTAATTTTGAAGCTTCGCTTATTCACTTATAACACTATTCAATATTTTTTGTTTTTCAATTTCTTTTTTATTTTTAATAACCTTATCAATATGCTCCATAGTGTCAATAGGTACTATTTCCTCAACCATATTATTAAAACTTATTTGGTCTTCTTTATAATTCTGCTTTTGAATAGAGTCTTGTCCATCCTTTATGTCTCCGTAGTCCAAAACATCATAATAATCTGTTTCTAAAACATCTTGTTTATAATCTACATCATTGAAAGAGCAAATCGCCTTTAATTTTCTATTTTCTTCTCTTAATTTACTGTATTCTTGTTCATAAAAATTTATTTTTTCGTTTTGGAATTTTACCATATCTATTAAATCATCATCGCCAAAATTAAGATTTTCTACAATTGCTTTTGCGGATAATCTTGCTGTTTGTAACATACCATTAGAAGTCTGAATATCAAATAAATTAACTTGTGCTTCTTTTAAATCTATTTCTTTTAACTTTTTAACCATGCCCGTTAATGTATTTGCACCGATTGTTTTATGACCACTATATAAATCACTAATCTTATTGTCTTTCGCTAAAGCCAATAAACTTTTATTTAGTTTTTCTTTAGTGTCGGTTAAGCTTTTAATAGTTCCAATATTGTCTTTTATACTTTTTATATCAGAACTTAAATTTGTTATAACATCATTTATTTTATTTTCTTGATTTTGACCTTTTATAATACTTATTATTGCACTATTTTTAAGCTCATCATTTTGACTATCTTCATCTAGCATATTTATCAACTTGGCATACATTTTTGATTTATCTTCTTCTATTTCATTCTGAAAAGGATCATATCCGATTATTCTAATAATATCTTCTTTATTTTGTTTATCTCTTACTCGTTGTTCAATTTCTTCGTCAGTAAACTCTTTAGGCTTAGATATAATTAAGCTATTTTCTTTTTCTTTGGTAGTATCATCCTCAACAATACTCATTCCTAAATCAATTTTATCTCCATGTTCAAAAGCATAACCTTTATAATTTTTAAGAGAATTTATTGTTTTTATGTATTTTTTCCATACTTCTAATCCATTTTGTACTATAGTGAAATCTTTATTCCATCCTGCTTCTGTTAATGAACTATTGTATATTCCTTCGAGATATACAAAATCCAATAACTCACATATTTTATATATTGATATTTTTATATCATTAGTTTCTTCTAAAAGTGATACATAAAAATTAGTTAAACAATCTTTACATAAAGATACTCTTCCAGTATAAGTATGTAATTTTGAACTCGATGTGTAAAAATTATTTGTATTACTAAGTATTGTTCCACACTTAGTACATCTAGTTTTCCCTTTCATCTGCTCATCTAAATCTTTTGTCTTAAAATCTG